CTCGTTCGCCTCCACGGCGGGCGTGTCACGAGGACCGTGATGCCGGAGGTACAGGAGCAAGAGGAGCAGTGGGTCCTCGGACTCATCTCAATCGGAGGCGACCGATGAACGAATACGAAGCCCGAAGCTCGGACCTCTGGGAGGAGGTCCGGTTCGAGATGCTCGCCGAGGGCAACGGACTGACGATGGATGGGCCGATGGCCCTGTACGGCAAGGCGTCGCGGCTGCTGTCCGAGGTGGACCTCGCCGGATCGCAGCAGGCCCGCTCCCAGCTCGCCCGCCTGGGCGGGAGGACCTTCCGCGAGGTCATCGACCCGGGCGCGTTCGCGCGGTCCCTCAACGCAGCCCCGGACATCGTCCTCCACTACCAGCACGATGAGCGCACCCTGCCGCTCGGTCGCACCAAGGCAGGCACTCTGCGGCTGACCGAATCCGCCGACCAGGTACGGTCGCAGGCCGACCTCCCCGACAACGAGTGGGGGCGCCCGGTGCGCGACGCGGTCCTGCGGGGGGACATCGGCGGGATCAGCTTCCGCATGGGCAAGATAAAGGACTCGTGGTCCCGTGAGAGGCTGGCAGACGGGTACGACGGTCCCGTCCGCCACCTGCACGAGATCCAGCTCCGTCGCGAGATCTCCCTCGTGACATTCCCGGGCTACGACACCCCGGCCACGGTGCGTGAGATGGCCGAGGCCATTGCCGCCGAGCCCGATGAACTCGACGCGGCCTTCCGCGTCCTGCGGGTGCCGGACGGGAAGCTGACAGACGAGCAGCACGAACTTCTGCAGAAGGCGATCGCCACGCGAGTGGAGGCGCCGTACATCTCCCCGGCGGAGATGACCAAGTTGGCCCTCATGCGGGACCGCCTCGGCCCAAAGCCGGAGGACGCCCCCGCGGGGTAACCCCCTTCATCGCCACGCCACACCTCGGAGCGCCGCTCGGAGCCCTCGTAGGCCACCACCGGACGCCACCACGCAAGGGCACGGCACATAGCGACCGAAAGGTGAGACGCGATGAATTCCGTGCACGCGCAGCGTGAGTTCGAGGCCTATCGGGCCGACGACCTCGCTGCTCGCGCCCTCCTCGACCGAGCGGCCGAGGAGAAGCGCAGCACCACTGCCGAGGAGGACGAGCAGTTCGACAAGCTCGTGACCTCCGCGCAGGCCCACAAGGTCCGCGGCGACGCCCTGGCGAAGCAGGACGCCGACGCCAAGACCGTCGAGGAGGCCATCCGGTCCCTCGGCGACGTGATCGACTCGGGTTCGGGAGAGCCGGGTGAGCGGAAGACGGGCAACGCTGCCCTGATCGCGAACATCCAGGCGATCCAGGACGAGTACCGGGGCATGCGGAACGAGCTCGAGCTCGTCCTCGAGATGCCGATCGACCTCGAGAAGCGGTCGGAGGTCCGTGCCATCGCTGACTTCAGCGACAACGGCGCGCTCTACACGACCGACTTCGCGACGCAGATCGCCATCTACAAGCGGACCCTGTCGCCGTGGATCGACCTGTCGTCGATCCTCAACGCCAACAACGGGCGTCCGCTGAACGTCCCGAAGCTCACCGCCGACAACACGACCTACAAGCCGGGTGAGGGCACCGCCATCACCGAGAGCACGCCGACCATCGGGTCGGCGGCGCTGACGACGTCGGCCTACAAGGGCCTGTCCTACATCTCGGCCGAGGCCGAGGAGGACGAGCTCGTCGGGCTGCTCCCGGTCATCGCCCGCCAGCAGGCGCGCTCCATCGGCCTGTCTTTCGGGTCGGACAGCACGACCGCGATCCTCGCGGCCATCAACAACGGTGGCACCGCCACCGGCCTCGGCGGCGCCGGCGCGGCGAACAACGCCCTGTCGACCGCCACGTTCGTCGGCTACGAGGACCTGCTCGACCTCAAGTACAGCCGAGCGGTCCCGTATCGCACGGTTGGCATCTGGGTCATGGCCAACGGCATGATCAAGAAGGCCCGCAAGTACCGCGACGGCCAGGGCCAGTACCTCTGGCAGCCGGCCATCGCGGCAGGCCAGCCCCCGACCTTCGACGGCAACGCGGTCTACGAGGATCCCAACCTCGCGACCCCGGCCTCGGCGACCAAGTCGGTCATCTTCGGCGATCCGGCCGCGGCCCTGCTCATCAAGCAGGTGCCCATCCGGGTCGCGGTGTCGACCGACTTCAAGTTCGACACCGACCAGGTGGCGATCAAGTCCGTGTACCGGGCCGGCCTCGCCGTCCCCGATCCGGCCGCCCTCGCCTACCTCGTCAGCGCGAACACCTAGTCATGCGGCTCGCCTTCACTCCGTGGGGGCGGGCCGTTCCCATGCCCGCGGCGCAGACGAGAGCCCTGCGCCCGGGCGCCTCCTCGGTGGCTCTCGGAGGCTCTCTGTGAAGGTTCTCTGGATCAGCAACGCGCCGTGGATGCCATCCGGGTATGGATCCCAGACGCGCCAGGTTGGGCGGCGAATCGCGGGCGCCGGCTACGACATCGAGTTCGTGGCCAACGACGGCACCCGGGGGGACCAGGAATGGGAGGGCCTCCTCGTCCGCGGCTCGGGATCCGATCGCTACAGCCGCGACTCCGTCCGCGAGGACCTCGAGCGATCGGGTGCCGATTGGGTCGTGTCGCTTTATGACGCGTGGGTCTACACCGAGGGCCGCAAGGATCCGTTCGAAGGGATGGCCAATGTCGCCGGCTGGGTCCCGGTCGACCACTGGCCGGCGCCGATCAGCCTGTACCCGTGGCTGGAGAACGGCCACATGGCGATCGCCATGAGCCGGTTCGGCCAGGAGTGGTTGACGAAGCTGTCCGACGCCTGGCGTGGTGCGGGCAAGCAGCCGTTCAAGGTGCGCTATGCGCCCCACGCGGTGGATGACGTGTTCGCGCCAACCGAGGCGGACTTCCGTCAGCGCATCGGGGTTCCCGCCGACGCGTTCCTGGTCGGCATCGTCGCGGCCAATTACGACTCGCTCGTCCACGACCGGAAGGGCATGAGCGACATGGCGGCGGCGCTGGGCATCGTCGCCGACGATCACCAAGACATCTACATCTACGTCCACTCGATCATCGAGGGGCCGACGATGCTGTACCTGCCAGGGCTGTTCGCCTTCAACGGCGTCAGCCAGGAGCGGGCCCGGTTCGCCGATCAATACGCGCTGAAGAAGCAGCAGTACTCCGACGCGGACATGGCGGCGATGTACTCGTCCTTCGACGTCCTGCTGGCCACCTCGCGCGGCGAGGGCTTCTGCGTTCCGGTGATCGAGGCTCAGGCCTGCGGAACTCCTGTCATCGCGTCGAACTGGACGGCACAGGCGGAGCTCCTCGACAAGCCGTGGTCCATGGATGAGATGGGCTCCCGGCGCACGCCCTCCGGGTGGCTCGTGGCCGTGGATCCGCTGTACGACGGCACGCAGGGCGCCAACTGGGGCAAGCCGTTCATCGGCCAGATCGCCGCGGCGCTACGGGAGGCGTACAACCAGAAGGGCGACCCGAACCTGCGCGACGCGGCGATCGCCAAGGCGAGCCTGTACCGGGCCGATCGTGTCTTCGACGAACACTGGCGGCCGATCCTCGCCGAGATGGAGCAGTCGCTCGAGCCGATCCCCATGTCCCGCGCTGCACGCCGGCGAGCCGAGCGTGGGCGGAGGAAGGTCCCGGCATGAAGGTCGTCGTGACCGGGGGCGCGGGGTTCATTGGCTCCCACCTGGTCGATCGCCTGCGCGGACTGGGTCACGAGGTGCGGGTGGTCGATTGTGCGACCGGGCCGTGCTTGCAGGCTGTTTCGGTCCCACCCGAGGCGGACGTGATCTTCCATCTCGCTTCGCCGGTCGGGCCAGTGGGCGTGCTGAGCTGGGCCGGCCGGCTCGTTCGGGAGGTCGTCCAGACGGCGGCGATCGTCGGCGATTGGGCATTCGTCAACGGCTGCCCGCTCGTCAACGTCTCGACCTCGGAGGTCTACGGCTCAGGTGGAACGGACGCCGAGGACGACGCATGCCGCTTCGGCCCGGAGAACACAGCTCGCAAGGAGTACGCGGTCGCGAAGCTGGCGGCCGAGGTCATGCTCCACAACGACCCCCGGCTGGACGTCCGAACGGTTCGCCCATTCAACGTGGCTGGCCCTGGGCAGAAGTCTGGCGGCGGGTTCGTCCTTCCCCGGTTCGTCCGTCAGGCGCTGCTCGACCAGCCGCTGACCGTGTACGGATCCGGCGCCCAGCGACGCGCGTTCACCCACGTGGCAGACATCGTCGATGGCCTGATCGCCACCGCGCTGCGTGGACAGCCAGGCGAGGTCTACAACCTCGGCAACGCCCGGAATGAGTGCTCCATCCTCGAGCTCGCGACCGAGGTCGATCGCTACGTCAACGGCGAGCGAATCGTGCCCAACCTCATCCACGTCGATCCAGTCGACCTGTGGGGACCGGGATTCCGCGAGGCACCGGACAAGGTCCCCGACGCCGCGAAGGCGATGCTCGAGCTGGACTGGCACCCCCGCCGCACGCGCGCGACGGTCATCGCCGAGGTCGTCGAGTCCGAGCGCCTTGTGATGGCGGCATGATCCCTGTACTTGGGATCCCGGTCATCAGCCGGCCGGACCTGCTCCGCGAGTGCGTGGCTTCCATCAACCACCCCGTGGCGCGCCTCGTCATCGTCGACAACAGCCCGGCCGGGGGCATCGCGGACGGCCTCGAGGTGCCCGCATGCGTCGACGAGCTCGTCGTCACCCATCCGCCCGACAACCTCGGCTACTCGGGATCGCTGAACTTCCTGATCAAGACGCACGCGGCGGCGGCGTGGTGGGCCTACGCCAACGTCGACGCCGCGTTCGGCGGGGACGACATGGCGCGCATCGCCGCGGCCATGGATGACCACCGGGCAGAGGCATACCTGTGCCAGATCCGGGACTACCGCCTGTTCGGACTCAACCCGGCCATGGTCCAGGCGGTCGGGTTCTGGGACGAGAACTTCTGGCCGATGTACTGCGAGGACTCCGACTACTCGTACCGGATCCACATCACCCCGGGTGCGACTCGCGAGGTCCTGCAGGGCGATACCGGGCACTTCGGCTCGGCGACGATCGCGGATCCCGGCTATGGCTATGAGAACAGCCGGACCTACCCGACCCAGCGCGAGTACTACCGCCGCAAGTGGGGCGGCGACATTGCGAGCGAGACGTTCAACACGCCGTTCGCGCTCGGCGGCTCGGTCGCCGACTGGACACTCGACTTCGCCCGGGTCAGGGACAACCGGTGGGCGCCGTGATCGTCTGCGGCTGGTGCTCCAGGGCGACCCCGGACGCGGCCCGCTGCGTGGCTTGCGGCCACGTGGATCCGACTCTGCCGTACGTGCAGCGCGGCCTACCGATTCCCGATGCGTCGGCCTTGAACCGCCGGCGCCTGGCCGATGCCGAGGCGGCTCTCCGGCGCGAGGGGCACGCGCCAACGGTCGAGCTGCTCGCCGAGCGCCTCGAGGTCTCGCCGCGGACTGTCCGCAGATGGCGCGAGATGTCCGCCTGATGGCCTCGTTTGCCCGCCCACCCGAGCCGAGGATGACGCCGTGACCACAGCGATCGGAACCTACGCGACTGCCGCGCTGCTCAAGGCGAGGACAGGGATCTCCGACACGACGGACGACACGCTGCTCGGGACAATCTGCGACCAGGTCAACCAGTACATCGAGACCCGAACGCGCCGCGTGCTCGCCCCGGTCGGGTCGGCGACGTACCTGCTCGACGGCACCGGCTGCGAGTACTTCGAATTTCCGCGCGGAATTCGCGCCATCTCGGCCCTCTCGATTGGGGACGTGACCGGCGGCACGCGCATCGCGCTCGCGTCGACCGAGTACTTCCTGCGTCCCCTGGAGCACGACCGGCTCCCGGGCTGGCCGGCCATGCGCGTCGTGCTATCCGACGTCGGGACGCGGCGGAGCATCCCGCGCGGCTTCGAGATCATCTCGATGACCGCCACGACGGGCTGGGCGGCAATCCCGGACGACGTCACTGAGATGGCCCTCGTCGCCGCGACCAAGGCCTGGCACGCCCGCGAGGCAGGCCAGGCTGACATCGTCGGCACCGACGAGATGGGTCGCCCGCTCGTGTCGCGATTCTTCTCACCGAGGGACATGGAGACCCTGCGCACCTATTCGTTGGACACGCCCTGATGGCGACCAACCTCAAGACCGTCCTGGACGCGATCGCGGCAGGGCCGTTCGCGCCGACCGTGCTCAACGCGGTGAAGCCCAGCGGCGCCGAGGCGATCCGCAAGACCTACCCGCAGATGCCGGATAGCACGCCGATGACCCCGTGCCTGGTGCTGATGCCACAGAACGGGGAGTTCATCGAGGGCGGCGCGGCCGTCTACAACGAGACCCACAACGTGAACCTGTGGTTCGTGTACTCGTTCAAGACGGGCGACATCGAGCGGGCGGAGACCCAGCGCCAGCTGTGGGTAGGGACGCTCGCCGCGGCGTTCTTCGCCACCGCGGCTCGGCTCGCGCTAACCGGATCGACGGGCATCAAGTCGGCGCTCCCGGACGGGTACGAGTTCGACCTGCTGCCGTACAGCGGCGAGGAGTATCCCGGGATCCGGTTCTCGATGGCGATCACCATCCGGGACATCGTCGTGCCGGCATGAGCAGCCGGTACATCCAGATCCAGGGCGTCGACGGGATTCGTAAGGCGATCCGGCCGCTGCTCGAGCCGGAGATCTCCAAGGAGCTCGACGCTGCCACGAAGAAGGCGGCGCAGACCTACGCCAAGGCACTCCGGCCGGAGCTTCGGACCGTGTCGAAGCGGATGGCCCGGGCCGTCCGGGTGAAGCGAGCGAAGCGGGAACGTCCCGGCTGGGTCGTTGGCAGCAAGCGCAAGGTCGCGTTCTTCTGGCCGTTCGTCATCGGCGGGACCAGGGACCACGGTCCCCGCAAGGCGAAGCTGATGTCGTTCGTGTCGCAGGGCAAGTCCGTCCGGGCCAAGCGTGTCCGTGGCGTGCCCGCCAACCCGATCGTCGAACGCGTCGCGCAGCGCGTCGAGAGCAAGGCCGCGGCGGATGCCGAGAAGCAGTTCGTAGCGGGGACCGGCCTCTGACCGACCCCGAGCGATCTACCCGCCGCTGCACGTAGTGCGGAGTTACGAGCAGCACCAGGCGGCCTCCCCACTCCGCGGGAGAGTTTCATGAGCGAGGGCGTTTTCAACATCGTCGCCCTTGGGCGACAGGCAAATATCGCGACCGCGGTGCCGGCATCGACGATCTTCCCGGTGGACGCCGGGTTCCTCGGGTTCGAGCTCGACCGGGCGACCGAGAGCCCCGACGAGGACTTTGGCTCGACGTCGCGCGAGATGGCCGGCCGGGAATCGCACGGCGTGCGCTGGGCCACGGCCTCGCTGCCGTTCGTGGCACGGTTCCAGGACATCGTCCATCCGCTCGAGATGCACGTGAAGGCGATCTCGGGCGGCACGCCAACCGGCACCACGTCCCCGTACACGTACGCCTACACCTACGACGAGACCTCGTCGTCCCTTGGCGTGGCGCTCAAGCCGTACACCCTGGAGTACGGGGTCGACGGCTCCACCCAGGACGAGTGGCGCGCGGTCGGCGTCATCTGTGACGAGCTGGAGCTCGGCTTCGATGCGCTGTCGGCTCCCGGCAACAGCATGTGGAAGGGGACGCTCGGCCTCGTCGCACTCGAGCGACAGGGCACGGCCATCACCGGCACCGCGGTTGCTCCCGCGACGCTCGAGACCATGGAGGGCCACCTGACAACCCTCGCGGAGGGCAGCACGTCGACGGCCTTCGCGTCGCTCTCGGCGCTGACGGGTTCGCTCAAGCAGTTCTCGTTCCGCTCGACGAACAACGCCGTGGGCCGAGCCTACGGCGGGACGTCGGACGTGGCCTCGGACGTCGGTCGGTCGGCGAAGGGCGAGATCGAGTTCGACGCCCTGATCGGGATCTCGGCAACAACGAAGACGGACATCCACGACGTCTACAACGTGACGGGCGGCCTCGCCACCGAACGCCGCTGGCGGTTGGTGTGCACCGGCTCGGGCGTGAACACGTTCACGATCGACTTCCGCTGCCGGTTCCGCTCGGTCAACGTCGGCGAGCACGAGAACGAGCACCTGTACGCCGTCTCGGGCGTCTGGGTCTACGACTCGGCGCTCGGGGGCCGCGGCAAGTTCACCCTCGCCAACGCGGTCGCGACGATCCCATGAGCCGCTTTGCTGATCCCGCAGCCGTCGCGGTCATCGACCTGGGGGCGTGCCAGTGCCCGGGCACGCCCCACGAGCGCGACGAGGCCACCGTGCGCTGGGACATCTCCGGCTCAGCCCTCGCCCGCATCGGGCGGGCAGAGCTGGACCGGAGCGTCATGCACGACCCGTTCGCGGCATACCGGCAGACCGTCAAGGAGACGCTCGTCTCCTGGAACCTGCTGATCCTCAGCCCGGGCGAGGAGGAAGACCGCAAGCCGGTCCCGGCTCCCATCCACGAGTTCGCGATCGACGAGCTCGACGGCGAGACGCTCCGGCTGATCGCCACCGGGGCGGACGAGCTGATCACCCACAAGGGAACGCTCCCAAACCGCTCCGGCGCTCTCTCAGCGGAATCGTCGCCAGAGAGCGCATCCCATACCCGGAAGCGGACCCCGAAGCCTACGACGTCGTTCTAGCCCTGCGGACTGGATGGACGCCTGATGTGCTGGCCGACCTGCCTGAGCGGTTCCGTGCCGCCTGCCATTGGGTGCTCTTCACCGAGTCGGTGCTCGGCGACGAGGGGCTGCCCCGCGTCAGCGTCACCCCCGGGGCCCCGATGTCCCAGCGGATCGGCGAGCAGCGCGTCATGGCCGACCGCCTCCGCATCCAGTCCCTGGTGTTCCCGGATGGTGACTGATGGGTGAACACACCCTCGCGATCCTGGTCAAGGCCATCGGGGCCGCGCAGGCTGCGAAGGACCTCAAGGGCGTCGACAAGGCGGTCTCGGACATCGGTGCCCGGGGCGGCAAGGGGCTGCGCGACACCGGGCACAACCTCAAGCGCCTCGCCGTGGCCGGGATCGGGCTCGGTGCCGTCGGCATTGTTGCGTCGGTCAAGGCCGCGGCCGACTTCGAGTCGCAGCTCAACACGATCAACACCATCGCCCGAGCCACGCCGGCCGAGCTCGACAAGATCGGGAAGAGCATCCGGGGTATCGCCCGGGCCACCGGGACGCCGCTCGAGGACCTGACGCAGGGCTACTACGACCTGCTCTCCGCGGGGATCTCGGCGGCCGATGCCCAGAAGGTGCTCGAGAACGCGAACACCCTGGCGATCGGTGGCCTGTCGACGTCAGCTGAGGCGGTAGACCTCCTGACAACCGCGATCAACACCTACGGCGGCGACGCGTCCAAGGCCGGCCAGTTCACCGACGAATTCGCCAAGGCCATCGAGCGCGGCAAGGTGACGGCCGCCGATCTCGCTGCGACGTACGCCGGCGTCGGTCCGCTCGCGGCGAGCCTCGGGATCGAGAACAAGGAGCTGGCCGCGGGATATGCCCGCCTGACCGCCGGCGGAACCGAAGCCGGCGAGGCGGCCACGCAGATGGCCTCGGCCATGACGGCTCTCCTGAAACAGACACCCAAGCTCAAGGCCCTCCAGAAGCAGACCGGCAAGAACTACGCGGCCATCGCCGGCAGCCAGGGGCTCAACGTCGCGCTCGAGCAGATGCGCGTGGACGCCGACAAGGCGGGCATCAAGCTCGTCGACCTGGTCGGGCGCAAGGAAGCCCTGCTCTACATCCTCCAGACAACGGGTACGAACCTCGAGGCGTACAACGCAGACCTCGCCGCCATGGGCGACGCCTCTGGCACCGCGGCCGACCAGATGTCCGAGCGGCAGAAGGGGCTCAACTTCCAGCTCCAGAGGCTCAAGGCTCTGGCAATCGACGCCGGGATCACGATCGGCGACAAGCTGCTCCCGAAGATCACGCCCCTCGCGGAGCGTGCAGTCAAGTTCCTCGACACCCACCAGCCGGACATCGAACGGTTTGGCGACAAGATCGCAGGCGCCTTCGACAAGGCGGTCTCCCTGGCCGAGAAGATCCCGTGGGCACAGATGGGCGCGGGGCTGGAGATCGCTGCCACGTGGGCCGGGAACCTCATGGACGTGTTCACTTCGATGCCGCCCGAGGTTCAGACCACGATCATCGCGCTGGCCGCACTCAACAAGCTGTCGGGCGGGGCCATCTCCGGCGTCGTTGGCGAGCTCGGGAAGGGGCTGATCAAGGGCGTCCTCGGGATGAACGCCGGTGTGGTGAACATCAAGGCCGGCGTCGTCAATGGCGGGGGCGGCATGGGGGGCCCGATGGGCGGCGGCAAGGGTGGCGGACGTTTCGGCCGGCTGGGCGGCATCGGCGGGCTGCTGGCGCTGACAGGCGTCGGGCTCCTGTGGGAGAAGGCATTCGAGATCCAAGGCGATACCAGCGCGCAGTCATCGGCCCAGGGGCAGCAGGCGCACTCGAACCTGACCAACATGCTGGCCGGCAACCCCGAACTCGCGGACATGCAGACCTCCCTCCGGGCGGTGAACGACGGCATCAACAACATCCAGGCGAATCCGCTGATGGTGCTGGTGCAGGGCTCGGCGCTCGATGAGCTCAAGACGATGCGGGGCGAGCTGTCGAAGGCGATCATCGCCCGCCAGGCACCTGCCAACGCCGCCGCCAACCAGGCGTCGATCGCGTCCCGCGAGGGAGAGAACGCCGGACGCAAGCCCGTTGCCAAGGTCGAGCAGAAGGTCCAGGCGACGACCAACGCCGTCCGAAACGCGCAGTCGATTGCCTCGCGGGAGAACTCGGCCCAGCGCTCCGAGCTCCAGAACACCAAGAACGCCGTCGTGACCGGCCGCTACGCCACAGTGTCGGCAGTCGGGCGGGCTGAGGGCGCGTCACGCGCAGCAGGCGTGGCGTCCGCGGCCGCGTCCCTGCTGTCAGCCTCGATGATCATCACTGCCATCTGGGCCTCGGGCGCAGCCAACCGGCCGGTCATCCAGTCCACGACCGTCCA